CCTTCTGTATATTTCTTCAATGTCCTTGAGGGCATTGTGAATGCGTTGATCATCATCTATCTGTGTGTTGTTGACTTCACGCTCTATCTTGTCGAGTCTGCTATAGATATCTGAAACTTTGTTTGATGTGTCACGCATCTGCTCAACTGTGTCTCTCAGTGCATAGATTTGATCTCTCAGTGTATCAAGCTGTCCACGTGTGACTGTGTCATCTTTCTGACGCTCTAATGATCCTACAATTCCATTCACTTCAGCACTAATTGACTGTAAATCTAACAGTTGCTTGTTGATATCTTGTTTTGCTTGTATAAGTGAGTCAATTCTTATATGAGCACTATCTGATGACTGGATAGACTTTTCAATTGATGTTTGTAGATCACTGGTTATTCTAAGGCCTCCATACACTACGCCTATCAAAGGAATTATTGCTGTGATGTAACCTATCCACTTCAACATTACATCGCTCCAAAAGTGTACATTAGATCAGGACCAAATGATGACACAGCATAGCCAAGTGCTACCAATGTGCCTACTCCTATAATTAACCATTTCATTTTGAAATCATTCACTTCCATTTTGATTGCAATCAATTCATTGCCCAGCACCCTGATCGTGTCAACGTCGACTGTGTCGCCGTCCACTACTCTTGTGATCTTACATTTGTACTCGTACATTGTAAGAGTATTTAATTAAATCTTGAATAATTTACCGGACTTATAATAGTCCACAAATTCGGACCAGCCGTCCCAATCATCTTGTTGTGGATCTTTAAGGTTCTTGGATTTGTAGTAGATAGATATTTGGAACACCCTACGAGCCGTTTGCTTGTAGTCTAGTACAGAATGTAGTATCTTGCTGTTAAACATAGTAGGAACTTTTGCTTTGTAGATATGTTCATAAAGGACATCACCCCAGGTCTGGCTGTTCCATTCATCTTCGACCACATTGTTAGAGGCCTGTCTAGAATCTGACTGATTCAATTTTTTCCAAGATACATCGCCTTTCAATCCTTCAGTGCTGAAAGTAGTTTTATATTCGAGAGGTTCAATGGGAAACATCAGTGCGACTGTGCGGTGTCCATCCACGTGTGGTCTTACCCAGGTATCTATAGGTTTGCGACAGATCCAAGCATCCATTGGCATATAAAAATTTTCTTGATTTATCAATCCAAACAGTTTGCTGAAGAACACCTGTGATTTATGCGATAGATATTGCATAGAAAGATTGCTGACGCACAACACAGTTTGCCCATCTGCGTGTTGCTTCCAATAAGGATTTGATGTTTCCACTTTCCATTCCTGCCAATAATCATCTAGTGGTGGAGTCTCTTCTACAGCGGGTGGAGTCCTTGGTACAGATAGTTCACAGTCTTCAACTGCTGATATAAGATCATCATAGTTGAAATGTTGTGCCAACTCAGGCACTTCGATCACATAATTGTTAATGGTTTGTGACATATGTGTAATTATGAAGACAGAGATCTAAAATTTTGACAAATGGCTAGTAGAGTCGATCCATGACACCAGTTCTTCACTGAGTTGTTTATAACACTGCCAGTCTGGATGAGCGTTGTCTTTGAACCTTGGTGACTCGGCCATTTCATCACGTGTGATTTGAGCAATATCAAGAATTTCCTGTTTGGTTTCTACATTGTCATTGTTACATTTATCTTGAAGCAGATCTAAATTGCCCACAAGGAAACATTTTGGCAGTTCTTTTTTTAAAATTTGACTTCGCCAACTGTTTAAAATGAAAGAAGGTTTGATTTGTTGGATTTGATCTTCACTGAGATCGCTTTGGCCACCTATCAATGCCCAATGCGGATTGTTCATCTGTGTTTTTAGTTGAGTTAATTTATCCATTTCATGATCCGTAATTTTTTTGTTGAGATGATTAAACTGCCATGAAGAATTTACATCAAATTGGTTTAAGTTTTTATACCTATTCAAATCACGTAATGCTTCAGTCCAAAATTGGATAATATGAGTTGGAGGCTCTGCGCCTTTGGCAATGGCTGTTTCAGCATTTTTCCGAGTTGTAGAATTTGACATTCCGGCTCGAGCTAGACAAATTACTTTGTGCCCCAATTTTTCAAATTGATGCTCAAAACCAATGTCAGGTGCTATTTCTGAACCTCCATAAGTACCCCATGTATCTCCCCAACTGTCACCTAGTATCCAAATGTATGCCATAAAAATATATAGTGGACCTGTTCTGTTGCCAGGTCAGGTCCAAACCCCGCCGACCTAATTAGGCCGCAAGAGCGAGAGTTTCCTCTGCATTTGTGTTTGCCAACTACTTTACAGGTCGATCCTATTTCACCCCCTCAGAACACCCGAAGATGTTTTAAGCGATTGAAATGGTGGAGGTGTCCGGTACCGCCCCGGAGTCCCATGTAACATCGAACGCCAGCACAATTATTTTATGCTAGTTTTGGTTTTTTGTCAACTTATTTTGTATGCAATGGTGGCACTGTTGAGGCAGGTTGGATGCCCGTTGTGCCTTGTATGTAATTGTCTGTGGCCGCCTTGTTGGCTTTTTGCATAGTGACTATTGATGACTTGTTGAAAACGAATTCTTTGGTCATATCTCCCATCATTAGATATTGGGTCATTCCAATCCCTTGTTGGGTCACTGTGAGTGCTAAAGGCTTGGTGACCTTGACTGTTTTTTCATCCTGTGAAACAAATTTTGCTATAACCTCATCACCACCAGTTATTCTCATAGCAATGATTTCTGCTGTTTGAAATTGATTGTCTATCAACATTATAATTTAAATCCTTTTAATGTATCTTTGTCGACGTCTTGTTTTACACCACCAATTATATATGACTCCACCTCAGTCTCTTGTGGTGCAACCTGGAGCCCAGCACTCGATAACCAATGCTGTGTCCACGGCAATGGATTTGCATTCAACGGACGATCAAATATTGGATCGAAACCAATTGATTTTAATCTCTTGTTGGCAACAAACTCAACGTAGTCACCTAAAAGTTTTTCGTTTAAACCTATGATTGTGCCTTGTTTCATAAGATGTTTTGCCCAGGCCTTTTCTTCTTCGACACACAATTTGTACATTTCAATGACTTCTTTTTGGCATTCTTTAGTGATCTTCTTCATTTCGCTGTCGTCGCCTTCTTGCCATTTTTTTATTATCTGTGTTGAAAGATTCAAGTGTGTTGCTTCATCTCTGGCAATGAAAGAAATGATCTTTGCCGAGCCTTCCATCAATTTTAATTCACCAAATGCAAATGTACAGGCAAAAGAAACATAGAATCTAAGTCCTTCCAAAATGTTTACATTCACCATTGCAAGGTATAATTGTTTTTTCACTTCTTTGATATCTCCTTTGCCTTTGACAAAATAGTCTTGTGCAAGTTCTGAAAATCTATCATAGTTTTCAGTTACAGATATCGCTCGCTTGACAATTTCTTTATCGTTTAGAATTGTGTCAAACACCTCAGATGGATCAGCATACACATTCTTCATAATATAAGTGTATGAACGCGAGTGTATGGTCTCCATAAAGTCCCAAGTAATAATACAACCTTCAAGTTCTGGTAGTGAAACATATGGTAAGAATGATAAACAAGGGCCTCTGCCTTGCACAGAATCCAACAATGTTTGATACTTCAAGTTTGATGTGAAAATATGTTTTTGTTCAGGACGGAATGTTTGGAAATCTGCTCTGTCCTTTTGCAGTGATATTTCTTCTGGTCTCCAAAAATATCCCAACATTCTTTGATTGAGTTTGTCGAATTCTGGGTATCGGAATTGATCATATCTCTGTGTGTTCTGATCCTCACCAAAGAACATTGGTTGCTTTGTGAAGTCCACTTCGTTTCTGTTGAATACTGTTTTGCTCATTGTTTATTAATTATATATTTTGTTGTATCTTTGTCAATCTAGATAGCACAGGCGTCGCACTGTTCGTCGTCCTCCTGTGGAGGTAGTTCGTCTATCATAGTCTGCACAGTGTCTTCTATGCCTTGTGGTTGCACAGTATCTTCTTCGCCTTTGTAGTCGTAGGTGTTTTGGTAGTAAGATGTTTTCCAACCCAATTTATATGTTGTCAATAGATCTTTCAGCATCACTGACATCGGCACTTCGTTGTTTTCGTAGTGCAATGGATTGTATGACCAGTTGCCTGATATGGCCTGATCAAAAAATTTCTGCATCACTGCAACTATATTAATATAACCTTCGTTGCTTGGCATATCCCAAAGCAGTGTATAAAAATTTTTTAATGTAGAATACTGTGGCACCACTTGTTTGAGTGGACCTTTCTTTGATTTTTTAGTTGATAACAATGCACGTGGAGGTTCGATGCCATTTGTTGCATTTGATACCACTGATGATGATTCTGATGGCATCTGTGCAGACAGTGTGCTGTGACGAAGACCGTGTGCCTTGATGTTTTTTCTTAAACCTTCCCAGTCACGGGTGTACTTAAATTTGCCTAATTCATCTATGTCTTTTTTGTAAGTGTCTATAGGAAGAACACCATCTGCATACTTTGTTCTTGCAAAATAATCACAGGCACCTTTTTCCTTGGCAAGGTTCATTGATGCTTTCAACAAGAAATATTGGAAAGACTCAGTTAATTCATGAACCAATCTTACTGCCCCTTTGTCATTGTATTTGACTTTGTTTTTTGCCAAAAAGTGTGCAAGTCCAATATATCCAATACCTAGTGAACGTCTTGATTTTGTTGAAACCTCTGCCGCTTTGACCGGATATCCTTGATAATCAATGATTTGATCCAATGCTCTCACACTTAGATCGCAGATTGATTCCAGTTCGTCAAGATTTTTTAGTGTGCCTACATTGACTGCTGAAAGAATGCACAGTGCTATTTCGCCATTGTCGTCATCGATGTGTTGTATAGGTTGTGTAGGTAAAGTGATCTCCTGACATAGGTTGGACATTCTAACTGGATCTTTGAAAGAACTATGATTGTTTGCGTGATCGATGTTCATTATGTATATTCGACCTGTTTCTGCACGTTCTTTTAAGATGGCAGAGAATAGGTCCATCGCTTTAATTTTTTTCTTAGGAGTTTTTCTATCTGCTTCATATTTTAGATACAACTCTTCGAATTTTTCGTTGTTGTGCCCAAATGCATCATACATATCTTCAACATCATGGGGTGAAAACAAGGATATGTCTTCATTTGCTAGTAATCTTTCGTAGAATATTTTTGATATCTGAATCGAATAATCCAACTTACGCACACGATTATCTTCTGTGCCTTTGTTGTTTTTAAGAACAAGGATGTCTTCGATCTCTTGATGCCATATTGGAAAATGTACAGTGGCTGATCCACCACGTATTCCGTTTTGTGTGCAACTTCTCACTGTGGCTTCGAAAACTTTTAGGAAAGGAACCACGCCAGTGTGTGCCACTTCACCGCCTCTGATCTTGGAGTTGATACCTCTGATCCTTCCTAAGTTGAGTCCAATGCCGGCTCTCTGTGCAATGTAATATCCCACAGCAGAGTTTGAAGAAAATATAGATGGCAGTGTATCATCCACATCCACCAACACACAACTTGCGAATTGTTTGATTGGAGTTCTCACTCCGCCCATCACTGGAGTTGGAATATTGATCTGGAATGTTGATATTGCATCATAATATTTTTTGATGTATGACATTCTTTCATCTTTAGGATAGTTTGCGAACAATGTGGCCGCAATCATCATATACATAAATTGCGGAGTCTCATAGACCTGTCCTGTTGATCTATCTTGTACAAGATATTTGTCAACAACTTGACGTAGTCCCGCATATGTAAATTCTAAGTCTCTGTCGTGTTTGATCCAGGTGTTTAATTTTTTTAATTCTGTTCTTGTGTAATTGTCTAGGATGGAATGATCATACACTCCACGTTTCACATTTTGTATGATTATATTTGTAAAGTGTTTGGGTTGGAACTGTCCGAACACTTCTTTGTACACGTTCCATAGCAATAGTCTTGCCGCCGCGTATTGATAGTTTGGATGTTCAAGTGTGATGAGATCGTTTGCAGATCTAATTAATATGTCCTGAATGTCTGTTGTTGTCATTCCATTTGTGAATTGTATGTGTGAGTTCATTTCAATCTGTGACGGTGAAACTCCCGACAGTCCATCACAGGCCTGTTCAACAACAAAGTGCATTTTTGATATGTCTAACGGTTCTTTAGAACCGTCTCTCTTTTGTATTTGTATTTCGTTTGTTTTATTCATTTGATATTTTTTTTGTATTGGATGTCATACTTATTATAGAACAAAAAGGCTCTTTAGTAAACGATTATATTTGGAATTTTGTGGATAATTAGGCCTACAAGAAATGAATTATACGATACTTTAATGTCGCATCAAATCCTGTAGCCGTGGTTGTATATTGTACCACTCCGGAAGTCGTTACGCTAAATGTAACACCAACTCCTGCTGAAGGATATCTTTCGTCGTCTATGTTCATTGTAGTGCTGTTGCCATTGATGTGCAGTGTTCCACTCTGCCTGTCAGTGTCTCTAGATAATATGTACTCAATTTTGATATGATTGATTCTGTGTGAATCAAACTGAATGCCTGTGTTTGCCGCTGATCCTTGGTTGTTGGAAAGTGTCACGCTTGATTCAACTGGGCCTTCGTGATATACATTGCCTGTGAAATTTGATGTGGTGTCAGTTCTATAAAAATAATTGTGGTGTGCAAAATTGCCTGCGTTGGCAAAATTCAATGCAACAGTTTCTGAGGAGTCATCGCCATTCTGTCCTACGTCTCTGAAAGAACAGTTTGCAACTATGTTGCCTCTCGAATTACCACCATTGCTGTGTATGTAAACGGCCTCAGCATCCACTGAGTCAAATCTGCTGGATGTGATCACAATTCCTGTTGGCCCAGTGATCTTGTTTGCTGTGGATCCATCTGATTGTTCGGCAAGGTTAAATGCTCTGTAGCAGGTAATAAATTCACTGCTTTGGAAAAACACATCTTGGATGTCATCATCTGATTGCACACAATAGTATGCTTTTTCAAATGTGCAATCTGTGAAAGTAATTCTCTTGGTTGGCAGTGCCGATGTGCTATTGAAAGTGATAAGAGCATTCTTGGCTGGTGAACTGCTGTCTCCGTCTGAAGTTGTGTAGGTTGCACTAAAATGACAAGATCTAAAATGTACATCTTCACATTGATCTAGTATGATTAGATCCTTATCAGTTGTTGTTTGAAAGTGGATGCCATTGAATTCGATACCTTGTGGTTTAGTGGCTCCATCGTCACCTATGCCTGCAGATATATTTCCGTTTCTGTCTGCTGTCCTGATTAGGCAAGATGGTGTGTTTGAATTTTGTTTGATAAATGTCGACTCCATTCCCTCACCTATAAACTGAGTGTAGGGATATACTTTTATGACATCGCTTACAATATAAGTACCGCCAGGAAATCTCAATTGACGTCTTTCCTTGCCAGTGTTTTCAACAGTTATAAGATTAGCAATTGCTCGGTTTATAGCGGCTGTGTCATCAGTCACTCCATCGCCTTTTGCTCCAAAGTCTTTGACTGAAACAATGTCATCTATTTTGCTTTGAATGGTTCTGACAGTTGGATTGTTTGCATCACTACCTGTTACCACAGGTGATACTGTGTTACCTTTATAAGTGTATGACGATGCCAGTGATAGGATATCATCGTCTTCCGTCAAAATTTTAGTGTTGCCAGTTTCGGGTGCACCTTCGGCAACTGTGCCATTGCCAATGTAAAGTTCCTGTGTATCTACTGCCCAACCCAACTCGCCGGCCGCTAACTGCGGTAGCAAAGATTTGACTCCACGTCGATGTTGTATTCTTGATATTTGTACGATAGCCATTTGTATGTATTTATAGACTTAGAGTCTGTAGTATTGTTCTACACGACCCAGCCATTTTTCCAGCCAATAGTCGTAATGTGTGGGTTCTAAATCAAACTGTTGATAATTTAGATCACGTGAACACATAAAGATGTGTCCTTCACGTATTTTAGTGCCATAAACTTCGTTGTGTGCTTCTGCATAAGCCACTAATTGGAGATAATAATCTTCTACCCAATCTTTCTTTTTGGGTTTGTTGGTCTGTTTGAAATCCATTATGGCAGGAGAACCTTTGTATTGTCCTACCAAATCTGTAGTTCCTGAGTAGAGTCCTGGAAAATATAGTGCTTGTTCTATGCCCCACACTTCATCCACATCAACTAAGGCATTCTGAATAATTTGATCAGCCATCTTATTGGCCTGTTGGTGCACAAGATTAGTACCGGGAATTCTCTGTTCGCCGCACAGATATTTTTCTAGATTATTGTGCATCGCTGATCCAACCCCCGATGCTTCTTTTACAATACGTTGTGCCTCCTGTTCCCCCACTCTTGCTTTCCATTCATTGAGGTGTGTCATATCTTTTGTCTTAGATAAAATTGTTGTCACTGATGGGATCTTATCGCCCTGCGGTGTTTGGTACAATCTTCGGCCAGTTTCATTGATCTGAGTCAATTTGTGATACTGAAACTTTTCTACAAAAGGCGGTGGATTAATGTTGCTAGTATTCAAAATTCTGTGTCTCTTCGTTAATATGTATCTGCTTGGCTCCATTCCTGATGTGAAAATGTGTAGCCATTGGAGTCAAAGGCGAAAGTGTTACCAGTCTTGCAAATCCATTCTTTTTTGACCATTCACCTAACTTCTTAATAATCTCTTTGCCAGCTCCCCTTTTCCTAGACCAAACCGTGTATGCGACAACTATGTCTCCCCTTTGTCCGTCTTGATTGGCCGCTTGTGACATATAGTCCATTTCTCTCACAGTGTAAGGAACTTCCGGGCAAAGAGCAATACAAACAATTGCTTCTATCTCATTGTTATACTTTAAACCAAATATTTTTCTGCCGTGCATAATTCGAAATCCCAAGGTGAGTTCTGGTCTGACTGGATCTTCACTAACGTCAATATCATCTAGTTCAACAAGTTCTGTTCCTTTAACCCACTTAAAGAAGTCATCGATGTTGTCTTTAAATTTTTTCATAAAGTATTATTATACAACAATAATCAAATTAAATCAATCTTTACATTTTCCACACTGTTGGTAACATATCAAGTTCTTGCCCTGCCAACTGTCTTCTAGATCTGTCATGAAGAAATTGGTATTCAAAATGTCATCTAGAGGATGATGATTAAGGTTGTTCCAGTGCAGTCCGTATTTCTTGTCTAATTCATTCCACCAATGCCGTATGGCTGGATTGATATGGTAGTGTCCATTGGCTGTGAAACAGCAAGGCCAAAGTGTTCCGTCCACGTTCAAATGTGGGCAAGGATGATGAAATCGTTTATTGCTTTTTGAGACACATCCTGGATCTACTTTGTAGTTCTCAATTACAAACTTTTCTATACTTTCCATATACTGTTGTTCCAGTTCTGCAATAGGCTGTGGTGTTTCGGAATGAAACTCTGATCTAATCACAGGTTGTGTGCTTTGCCTGATTATCTCATTGTCAAACTTTTCTGTTTGTGTAAATCTCTGTCTAGTTTCGAATAACACGAAACCTAGATCCTTTGCTAATTTTTTGGCATCGTTAATTTGGTGTCTCGAGTGGGGGAAATCTACCCACATCCATTGTGCCCTTCCGCCCGAAGATATAAAAGTTTTTGCTCTAGTCATAATGTCTTTCCAACTTACGCCTCGTCTATAGATGTGATTGGTGTCTTCTAGACCATCGATGGCGAATGTTATAGAAACATTAAAATCATTGCATAACTGGCCTATTCTAGAATACTGTTCTAGTGTGCCTATTGCACCATTGGTAGAAATATCTATATCACAATTGTCATTGACGTCTAGAACTGCCTTGACACAATCAGCAATCCGCGGATGGGCCATGGGATCTCCCACATTGCCACAAAATTGCAAAGACTTTAGATTAGTGAATTGATTGATGTGGTCGACAAACTTATCATAGTCATAATACTTGTTGAAATGAGGATGGACACCGTTAAGCACCCATTTGTCGTCTTGAGGTCTCCACCTGTTGCAATCTATACAACCTGCCTGACATAGAGAAGTTATTTCGACCTGCAACCAACGGATGTCCTGTGGCGTGTGCCAAATCATAAAATGCTAAGATCTTTTTTTGAGTGCTCGCTTGGCCATTTTAGACACTTGATCAGTGCCTTTGATATCACTGCCATCGGAACCTGGTTCTACAATGGTATCGATGGTGATCTTATCACCATCAAAAGATTTCACTAGATTTTGTATTACTGGATCTTTTTCTATCATCGATTTAACTACATCAGGATTAACACTCAAGCCGAACTGGCTCATATAATCAGATAAAGCATCTAGAGGAACTTGTGCTCCTCGCTTCATTTGATCGGCTTCCTGTTTGAAGTATTGTAGGATAGAAGCGAGTTGATTAGAATAATTTTCTAATTCAATGATTAACATTATCTCTCTGCACGACCAGCCGGCTCATCACCACCTGTTGCAGGATCTGAAGCACCAAAGTTGTCTCCGCCTTCGATGTCTGAGTCGCCTTCGATGTCAGCATCTGCATCAAAGTCAGTGTCAATATCTGAGTCACCATCACCAACCATAGGTTCTGGAGATTCTCCTTTGACAACTGCTACTGAGTCTTGTGCACCTTTTCTTGCTGTTGATAGTGCTTGTTCTAATGCTTCTAGAGTTGGATTGATTTGACCTGAAAAAGCATCTGCTTTTTCTTGACCCATCTCATTTGACATTCTGTCTACCAATTCTAAAACAGCTGATGATTTGATCTCAGCGATCTTTTCATACATATCTGTGATTTGGTCAACGATGTCCTGTGACGCTAGTAGAATTTCTGATGTCTCCATCTCATTCTCTAGCAATTTTTTTAGTTTTGCTTCGTAGGATTCTTTTCCTACTATTCTTTCTAATGATTTGAACCTTTGCATAGCACCTGCTCCTCCTTTTATAAATGTGTCTAGTTTGTCAATGACTGGCATAAAACCCTTCATCAATGACGCAGGAACAGATTGGCCACTCTTTGCCATCTCTAGTGCTCTACGTGCCATTACAAAGTTTTCTGGACCTACCAGTAATCTTAGTGCGGCAGATTCCCTACCACCTAGTCTCACAGTTGCTTCGCCGATTTGGCCAGTCACTGCAAGTCTAATTGTTTCAGCCACTGTGGCCAAATCTTTTGCTAATTGATCAATATCTTTTTTGCTGTTTGGATATTTTTTTTCTAAATCTTCCTTGCTCATTCCCTGTTGCATATCATGGACTAGTTTTTTGAATTCAGGTGCAACCACATCTTCTAGGTCGCCTTCTGATTCATTTTTCATTTTGCCGTCTTTAAAATCTACTTGATGTACTCCACCATCTCTGTCTTGATATTCGATCGAGATACCTTTGGGGCCAGCACCTTGGCTTATAATTTTGTATCCTTGATCCTGGATGTAATCGATGAAGTTTCTTGCTTCATCATCAAGGTCTTCCATGGACACTTGTTGCCCTGGTTTCAAATTATTCATTGTGGGATTTTTCTTAGATAAATCTTTTGGTTTGATAGAAACTTGTTTTGTTTGTTTGTCTACATTGACGTCAACTTGGTCAGTGTTCACTGTTGTTTTAACGCCAGGTTTATTTGGATCAGTTAGTTCAACTTCTTTGCCTTGGACACGGTCGACCTTGAGTCTTGTTTCTTGTTCTTTGAGTATGTAGTCAAGCAAGATTTTGTTTTCTAAGTATCTTGCGTTGTATGAATTTTGGTTGTATGCGTGTGATCTTTCAAAAGTTGAAATAGACTCTTCAATTGATTGTGCAAAAAGGCCCAAAGCATCATCGCTCAGCGTGTCTAATTCTACTTTTTGGCCAAATCTCTGCTCAATTACCTGCTGTAATTTGTCATTTGAGAATAGATTGATGTTATCGACTTTCATTTAAATATATTTATAGCAATTCAATTCTAAAATTCTTGTTTTTTGACTGGTTCAAACAGCCTTTCAATCACCCATCCAGTGATATCCCATTTATGGAGCCTGATTCTGCGTACATTTTGATGGTGTGGCTCGTGAAATCCTTCTCCCACAGCAAGAATATTGATGATCCAATTATTCCTTGGCGCAAAATTTTTGTGCCCTAGATAGTTGAACAAACCATACCCTAGAAATCCTAAAACGTAAGGAACTACAACAAATCCCACAAAAAATTGCCAGTGTATGTAATATGCAATCACTGATGTGGCTATCAGCACTTTCCACCAATGCCTGTGAAAGAACATAATCCTTGGATTGCGTAGGCAGTCTTTGACATAGCGTCTTGGAATACTTTTGACAGTCCACAGATTAAAAACAACTTTCAGCCAACCTTGATGATCTGGCGAATGTGGGTCTTTTTCTGTGTCAGCATACATATGATGGATCCTGTGTGCGCCAACCCAACCAATTGGTGATCTCGCTCCAGCCAGCATCACCATATACAAAGCAATCCATTCGTAGATGGGTCCTGCTCTAAATTGCTTGTGGCTGAAATACCTATGTATTCCTGCACTGATACCAAACACAGCAATGATCTGATACCATATGAATCCAATTATTAATGTTGTCAGCATACTGTAATTATAGTTTCTATAATGTGTATTCGCAATAAATTTTTTCTATCTGATTGCTCAGCACATAGATCTGTTCTTCCCAAGCATCTAATTCATCTTCGAAATGAGGTGCTGTATCAATTTTTGCCTTGTACCTGTCCCAATTTTCAAGACTGATCCGGTATTCATTGTCAAGGTCTGAGAGATCATTTAAAACCGTTTTGAACTTTGTGGTGTATTGGCTCATTATGGTAGCAATTACGATGGCCACCTTGTGATTAGTGATATCTTTCTTGAGTGGTTTCCTTTGCTTGGAGTAAACGTCATACAGATTCTTCTTGTTTTTCAAAACAGCACAGTCACCAACCACTACTCCATTTTTCAATTCTTTGGGCACATACTTGACAATGTCGCCCTGTCTGGTCAGTTGCCAGATTGATTTTTTGATAAAGTTCTCAAGACTACTGATCTGCACCATGGCTGTATTTCCGGTTTCTTTTCTCTAGTTTTGTCATACACTATTATATGTTTTTTATAAAGTAAGTCAACTGTTTCCCAATCAACCTGACCAAAATCAGCCGCGTTGGTATTTTCATCCGCGAGTCTTACCAGCATCTCTTGTTCGCTGGAGTTGATACCAACACTAAAATATTTGAATTTTATTTGCATTATGCAATCATTAAGATAACTGCTACTAGGGTAGATAACACGCCACCTATCACTGTGGCGGCAGATCCTATTATAATTTTTGATGTTCTTTTTGATTCTGCCAGCATAACATCCTTGAGTTCGACCACTGCTGTTTCCACAGCACCCAGTCTTTGCTCGAGGCGATAGTAACGTTCAGCACAAAGATCTACGTGTGCTTCTAAACTTTTCTTTTCACTGTCATATTGAACTGCTGTTCGTTCCATAATATCATAGCGTCCTTTCCACGCTCCGTGGTTGCCTATGAGTGCCTATTGTTTGCCTGACGCAATATTTATAATTCTGCTTTGTGTTCATTATCTAATATTATTATTGAATCTGCCCAGCCACAAACTCCGCAAACTGCTTATGACTCTTTGGTCCTTGGTGTCCGTCTGGCGATGTGTCTAAATGGAAATCATTCCTAAAACTCACTGATAAATTGATGTGTCCTTCACTCCACTTGACCATATCTCTTTGATCTGCTGTAAAGGCGTCTACGGAAAACTGTAGAGTCTTGCAGGGCATCCTGTGATGAAGATGGTCCGATCTCAGCATCAAATCACACACAGTATCATAGTGGGAAAAGAAATGTTCAAAGTAGATCCTAGACAAACTGTTTTTATTGTCAGTATACACAGGAAGAATTTCGATGCCCCTGGTGTTGGGATGATGATAGATGTGCCAACGATTAAAATGACTCCATAAAACAACAACCACGTCATCTTTTTGAATTGTGTCTATACTGTTCACAGCCGTGTGCCATATGGCCTTGTTGGATGATCCTCCGCATCCATGGTTCACACATTCCACATCCAATATTTTTGCTAATTGCTGTGGCCAACACAGTTCGGGAGAATGATCATCCTTGTAATCACTGAGGCCTTCTCCAGACGTATGACTGCATCCAAAAGTGATGATCCTCATTATGTGTCCTTGATGAAATAAATGTTTTTGGTCTTTGGGTTTTTGCTGTCAAACACAGCAGGATTGATCTTACAGGATTCCATGAGATCGTTAATGATCGGGCAGTTGTGTACATCGTCCTCAAGTCCACCCAATTCGCCATTCCTGTTGGTGAAAATGTCCTGTTGTTCAACTTTGAAGACAAATTGCCAAACATTGTGATTTCCGCCAAAATCATCACCAAAGTCATATTGGGATAGGTCTTGGTTGCCCAACAGTGTTGTTTCTATTTGCAGTGGATTGGCTCTCAGAGAAACCACTTGTATGAGGGTGTTGAGATTCTGTTCCTGCAGAGCGGACTTGCCGTCGGATATGTCAATCAAAGTGTGTGCTGTAATAGTTTCGATCATGGTATATAAGAGTATTTAATATCTTAGATTATGAACGTAGCAATAGTGATACCAGCCAGGATGCACAGCACAAGACTGCCTGGCAAACCATTGGTCAAAAAAGATGGTAAGACTCTGATCCAACACGTGTGGGAACAGGCGAAGGCCACAGACTATGATGTGGTGGTCGCCACTGATCATCAAGACATCCAAGATTGTGTGCAGGATTTTGGTGGCAAGGCCATAATGACCGATCCCGATCTACCAACCGGCACAGACAGATGTGCAGAAATATTGAAGCACACTGATCATTCCATCGTTGTGAATCTCCAGGGTGATATGCCCAACGTGAACAGGCATATGATCGACTTGGTGGTTGCTAGGCTCAAAGACTATCCAGTGTCTACCTTGTACACCACAATGCCCAAAGATAGACAGGACGATCCCAGCACGGTGAAAATGATCAGACACGACACCCAGGCCCTATGGTTTGGTAGGGGAATGACCGGATACGGTGATTGGCACCTTGGCATATATGCGTTTTCATCCAACGTGCTTTCTTCCTTTCAAACACTTGATGTCACTCTTGAAGAAGACGTTGAAAAACTGGAACAACTGCGTTGGCTAAAGAACGGCTACAAGATCGGTTGTGATTGGGTGGAGTTCAACGGAATAGAAATCAACACAGAAGAAGATTACAAAGTTTGGTGCAGTCAATAAAAAAGGGCGAATAAAAAATCCGCCCTTTTTATTAGTATTAAGATTAGTAAATCTTATGTTGCATCAAAGGCATCAATGTCTCTCTCAACAATTGTTAAAGAGCCTGTTGCGATACCGTCGACTGTTCCCATTGCTTGGTAACGTGCCAGCAATGAAGCGGCTGTAACTGCGTGACCGTCACATACCATGAAGATTTTACCAGCTGTACCAGTTGATTTGTATAATAACGGTTGGAATTCTTTCACCATCTCTGCGATGAATCCATCGATACCATCTTTTGTTGTTAGGTCTGCACCTGCATCTAATTCAAAGCACTTTAAGTTTGCTACTGAATACTGAACGCCATGATCTCTACCGTCTTGATTTATTTTTGTAATACCTGCCATTTTATTCTCCTAACTGTATTCGCTCAGAATACATTTGACATTATTTGCATTTATTTATAGTAAATTTTGGTATTTTAAGCGGTTAGTTTATGAAATTTATTACTTTGGGCGAATATTCGCCCAAAGTTTTTAGCCTAATTGTGTCGACCTATGGAGCAGGCACTTC